GGCTGCTTTTCCTAATCCACCGATCATGTGAATCAGACCAAAGCCATAGAAACCAAGACCGGGCAAAAACTTGTAGTGAACGAAGTACGACACCTTCTGTTTTAGTGCGTCGTTTTCCTCGTAGTTTCTGCGGATCGCTAGAACTTCTCCGCTGCCCTGATCAAGCGTAACAATGTACGGTAGTTTGATTCCTGTGGGTTCCCCCATCTGATCAACATCTTCAAAGCCTTCAATGTCCAAATTGACATGCATTTCAAGCACTGTGTAAAGATCATCCGTTGCGCTCTTCTCAACGCCATCCAGTTCGTTTACCTTCGATTTGACCGGGTCAGAATCTGCTTCATAGTCAGCCGAAATATCAATATCTCTGTAGAAACCAGCAACCTGTAACTTGCGAATTTCATTTTCGTCCATGCGAAGAACGTGCGTAATCCGCGACGCGGTCGCGAGGTCACTCGCCGCATAAGAGACGACCAAGTCCTCCGCTGGTATGAATTTAGAAACGGGTCGTTGTTTCGCTTCATCAAAGTAAACCTTCTTGAACGTTGAGCCTGATAAAGGTAGATAGAACAGCATCTGATCGGTATCTGGATCGAACTCCTCCATCACCTCCATCAGCATGTAGTTCATGAAATCTTTGACGCGAACAGCTTGTGCTTCTTTTTCTGAATCCTGTACGCCTAATACGTTTGTGCGTACCGGTCCACCAGCGGGTAATAATTCTTTGTATGCCTGTGCCTGAAACTGAGTTACTGACTCTGCGATGATTGGGTGCGTGACTCCTGACGCTCCTTGAAAGGGCTGTGTCCGCTCCTCATACTGGACTCCCAAGAGGTCGAGTCCTTTGGTGTAGCCTTCTTCCCACTCTGACCTTGACTCTTGGTCAGTCTCATACTGCTCTCTAAGTTCCGACGAAAGTTCACCCAAGATAGAATCGTCGAGAGTTTCTGCCAAATTTGCATTGTGATCGTACTCCTGCACTTGGGTCATCATCTGTTCTTGTATTGCTTGAACGATGGCACCCTCTGGTCCTTGAATAATCTCTGCTCCGTCAGCAAAGTCCTCGACCTGTGGTATTTCAACTTCGACACCAGGCACTGCTTCCAGTGCTGAGTCAACCATGCCTTGCATTTGATTTGGAGGGACTGACATCAGTAATACTCTCTATTCCTTGGCACGTACATCTCTTCTTCTTCGTCACCGTCCAATGAGATGAACCCACCTTGGCGAAAACGAATCAGAGCCATAGTCATACTGTCTACGAAGTCATCATGGTCGCCATTGGGAAAGGCGGCACATTCTTCGATCACTTCGTCTGCAAACTTCTTTTCTGGAGCCCAAACCATTCCAGCTTCAAAGATTGGTGCAACGGTGTGCATGCGAGTCACTTTATCACGACCTTTAGCAGGAGTATAATTTAACACGGGTATGCCGGTTCTGCGTAATTCGTCGGTTAGCGGGGTACCAGTTGCCTTGGCTTCGATAATAACCATGTCAGGTTCCCAATAATCATATTCTTCTAAGGCCACTTCTTTTAATTCTGGGAAGTTATAACGGCCTCGTCGGGCATCGAGCAGGATGATGTGGTCTGCTCCTCCCTCTTCTGGTTGAAATACGCCCCACGTCGTGATTGCTGAATAATCCGCTGTCTCCTTTTTCGAGAACGCCGTGTCATATGACTGCATGATATATTTGACCGGAGGGACATCTTCCTTCTCCCATGTTTGCCACCACTCACGTTTAACGATTGCACCCTCTGTGGCGGTAGGTTGCTGTTGCCATTGTGCATTCCACTTGGCAACAGGCAGTGCAGCCTTGACTTTTAACAAGTCGTCCTTGTTCCAGAACTCAGGCCACAGTGGTTTGTCCGAAGGCATGATTGCAGGGAACTCCACAACCTCCCATTCATCGGACATCATGTCGTTGGCCTGTGCTTTCATCAGTTTTCCGGTGAGATCCTTCGTCCCCCAGCGCGTCATTACGAGAATAATCGCGCCACCCGGCTGTAAACGTTGGCGAGGGCCTGACGTATACCACTCGTAAGCGTTATCAAACGCTCCTTCACTAAGAGCATCTTGCTCTGAGTGGGGATCGTCGATGATGAAGAGGTCGGCTCCTCGACCGGTGACGGCTGCACCGACTCCTGCTGCGAAATATTCGCCTCCTGCTTCGGTGCCCCAGCGACCCGCCGCTTTGTCGTCCGCTTTGAGCTTGGTTTCCGGGAAGATTTCATAATATGCCTCCGTTTCTATTAGATCACGGACCTTACGGCCAAATCTGACCGCTAATTCCGTGTTATGTGTTGCTTGAATAATCTTTAATTTAGGATTTCGCCCCAAAAACCACGCTGGCATGAGGTAAGAAGCGAATTCTGACTTGGAATGACGGGGCGGCATGTTCACAATCAGCCGTTTTAGCTCCCCAGTTGCTATTTTTTCGAGTTTTTCGGCAATAATTCGGTGATGACGGCCCTCTATGAAGTTGTCATAGACGTGATGCACGAAGGGCATGAACTGATTTTGCGCTTTTTCGCGGGTCGCGATCCTTATTTCTGCCTGTTTGAGGGCTAAAATCTCTTTCAGCACCTCATCAGGCAAAGATTCAAGGGTCGAAGACATCAGCTACGGCGCAATGAATCGAGTCCAAACGTTGGAGTGAACTGTTGTTGCGCTTGGAAAGTAGGTTGCAGTGATACCGGAGCCAAAGTCGGCAGTCCTGTGTAAGCAAACTGCACCGGTTCGCGTGGCTGGTAGTTGGCTCCAGTGATTACGTTCTGCCCGACGACAGGTTCTGGTGTTTGGTCTTGGGCTAACGGATCTTCAGGAATTAATGGCGGGATGATAGGGTCATCGCTGCCCCTTGATTCTCTGTCCTCTTCCTGACGCTGTCTTTGTATCTTATAAAGATCTCCAGCCGCCTCTTCTTGGCCTTTGAAATCAAACAAACCAACAGAAGACGGGGTATAGACAGCGTTTTCTCGTGGGTTATACACCCCTGTAATTTGACCTTGGGCATTTGTTTGTAATTGATTACCTGCAAGGTTCGCCTGACGAGCAAATTCCTTATCTCTTTCAGTAAACTTTTCAAGAATAGTTTTACCTAGTCCGAATGGTGCCAACAAATTACCAAGACCTATCTCTCCTGGGATCGGTCTTCCTTCTTCTACTGCTTTCCTAATCTCTTCCTGTCTTTCTCTTTCCTTTTCTTGAACTTCAGGTGACAAGAATTCAGAAAAATCACCAAGATCGCCTCCATCAAAATCACTGAGCAGGTTGAAATCAACACCCTCAAAATCAACAGGAGAGACATCACGAGTCGCAGGTTTTACTTCTGTTCTAGAGCCAAATCGAGCTCTAGTCTGATCGGGTTGTTTTAAGAACTGATCTCTCGTAAGTGCCCCTTGTTGTGAAGCAGTGACGTTATATATCTCATCTCGAGTAAGAGCATTAGGGAAACGCGGACCTGTATCAAAACGAGCTCTGTTTTGACCTGCGATGCTTGCGGCTTCAATGGCTCTTTGAACTGCCGCACGGTCTGCTGCCGCACGGTCTGCATCTCCTCCGGTTGCCGGTGCGTCACCAGTTGCTTGTTGCAACCTTTCAAAAGTAACGTCTTCTCCATCATCTTGTGCAGCTTCTATCTGAGATTGATAGTTTTTAGCTCCACCACCAACTTTTGTGCCCACTGTATCGTCAAAGTCACCAGCAGAACCGCCACCTGTACCCTCTGGATCGCCACTCATATCCGTATACTTCCTATATGATTTCTAAGACCTCGATATATCCTAGCCTTCATCCCAGGACCATACCTTTCATCATGCCAGTTCCGCATCACCCGTATGATATGAATACAGTTTCCGAACGGAGCCGCAAAATCTATATACCATAGATTACCATCTTCTCCTTCAAAATCTATCGGTTGCAGTCTCCTGCTCCGAGTCAGGTAACCCTCCTCCGCTTCAGGAGATAAAAACGCATGCGTACTAAAACCAATCGGGTTGGCTACATCATCATAAGCAACCAACAACTTGTCATTGTCCCTAGGTGCAAGGATCAGTCTCTCTATATCACGGTCATTGTAAAAACGATGCGTGTCAGACTGCGCCATCAAAAACAAAGTGTTCTCCACTAACGGCGCACCTGAGAGGTTCAAATGAATTCGCATGGTGATTTTTTCTCGGGCCAAGGGACTCCGACCGGAGTCTACACGACTTTTAGGGGTGGGGGTCGGAACGAAATTCTTGGTCAATGAAATTATTGAAGCAGCCGCATATAGCACACATACACAAGCACCGTCCGATTCTAGGGGTGACCCCATTTTGACCACCGTCCGCCACCGTCCGAAACGCCCCAAGTAACCGGCCTTTTTTGCACGATATTAGACTAATGTCTAATACATTAGTTTGCATTAGTCTATAGTATGTCAAGTGTAGTCAGTGGGGACTACAAAAAACCCCACACAATAGAGGACGCTATCATGTTTGATAAGCAAATAATCAGAGAGGCCGTAGGCCGTCGCTTTTTCTCCGTAACCTTCATCAAGAAGGACAACTCACTTCGTAAGATGGTCTGCGTATTACCATCAGCCGAACGATTCTTTTCGGGTGGTGAGTTAAAGGGTGACCGTGAACGGTTGCTGTCGGTGGTTGATATCAACCTGCTTCGCGAGGGTGAAGACCCCAAGAAAGCTTGGAGATCAATCAACCTCGACACCATCGTCGAGTTTAATTTCATGGGACGTGATTGGGCTAAGTAAAGGAGACGGGGGACGGCAACGTCCCCCGATTTTGAAATGAGAGATATTAATCAACAATACATTGGCTTCTACCCAAACTATACCGGTGCAGAAGGCGACGAATTAATGATTACATTTAGACACATCAAAGAGTACGAGGACGGCCACGTTCGTTTTGAGGGCTTTGAGTTAATCGATGTTGAGGACTGTTGGTTGAAACAGCACAAGAAGGGTTCGGCTGCATGGGAGTTAGCCGACGATATTCTGCAAGACTTAATCTATGATTCACGTACAAGAGAAGTTGATTACTACTAACAACAACCGGAGGGGCTATGCCCCTCCTTTGGAGGACACAATGAAAACTTTCTCACTCGCTTTCCTAATCTTCGCAGGACTAATCCTAGTTTTGGGTGGAGTCGGATACATCGAAGACAATCCTTTGACAATCCTACACACACTGATCGGTTTCGGTCTTTCACTGGCGGGAATCGTGCTCTGGATTCTAGGTCTGCTGCTTGGTTCTAGTAGACTATAAAACCCAGGTTGTAGTGTAGTGTTGTGTACGCTACACTACACTCTCATTCACTAAGGAGAACACCACAATGAATGACCAGTACAGAAAGCCTAATGTCTTTTTATCAGACCAAGACATCATCGCGCTACAGAACATCATCCATAACGGCTGCCATGTAGAGTATGTAGACGTGGTCGGTCACGCCGATATCAAAATGCCCATCGTACATGCTGATTCAGAAAAAAGCAGTGCGCGGCTGCAAACCATACTCTTGAGACTAGATGAAGGTCTTGAGCACAAAGACACCATCCACGAATAACGGGAGGCGGGGCTGGCAACAGCCCCGATTTTTTATGCAGATATATCTAATCAAAGTAAACGGCCAGACGTGCGATGTCGGCTTCATCCACGAGTCTGACGATCCTCAAACTGGGCTGGCTGCCGAAGACGTTATCGCTTTAGAAGATGTCGGGTTATTGCCCAGTGAAGTAGGAATCATTGACCATGACCTACCCAAGGGTTTGCTCCTAAAGTCGCAAGGTCGCAAGGTCGCAGAGTAAAATAAAACTTGTGTACTCTTGTGTTTTATGTGGTACACTTCACTTGTCTTAAAACGGAGGACAAAAGATGTTAACTAAACAAATGCATAAAGAAGCCTTAGACGAGGCAAAGACTGCAACAGAAAGATATCTTTCTGAACACGGCGACGGTTTCCCTTGTGGTTTCGCCAAGGTCACTGCCTACGTCAATGGCAACACTAAGATAGGCAAAAGCTTCAAGGCTTGCGGTTTCAAGAAAAACTATGGTGGTGGTTGGATGTTTTGGAATCCAAGCCTACACGCTACCCAAAACGTAGACGCGAAGCTTGCAGGTGCGAAAGCATACGTCAAAGTAATACGGAAACATCTAGGTGATGATTTCCCGATTTACGAATCATCAATGCTAGACTAAACGGAAGGGCGAAAGCCCTTCTTTTATTGGAGGACAAAAAATGGAACAAGCAACAGACAGAGAAACAGGTGGCTCATGGTTACAAGGCTATACTACCTCTACCTTTCAAAACATCATCGACAAATTAGGTAAACCACACTGCAACGGTGACGCTTACAAGTCGGACGCTCAGTGGAATTTAAAGTTTGAAGATGGCACGGTTGCCACGCTTTACAATTGGAAAGATGGCAAAAACTATTGCGGTGCTGATGGTCTCAATGTTGAGGACATCATTGAGTGGCACATCGGTGGCTTTAGCCATGATGCAGTTGATAAGGTTGAGGAAGCATTGAAATAACAGTGTCCTCTGTTATGTGCCCCACTTCGGTGGGGCTTTTTTTTTGCTCACATATATAAAAGCAGGGTCGCAGGGTCGCAGGGTCGCAGGGTGCTGCGGCTGCGGTTTAGTTAACAACATCCTGGCTGATAGTTATTTAAAAAATCACTAGTTATTGCTTGTACCTGCTTGTAACTGTGATACAATTTACTTGTCTTAAATTGGAGGACAAAAAATGAATATCAAAAAAGAGTTGGAAAAAATATCGGGCTTACTAGCAGAAGCCCGCAGCAAACTAGACGAAGTTGGTTCTGAGTTGGATGGCGAGGTCGAAGATTTAGACTATGACGTATCTGATTGGGCTAACAGTATTGAGAATGTTGAAACTGAAATTGATACCTACTTGGAGGGTGAATAATGGAAAATACAGATACTCCAAAAGATATTTTAATGGCGTACTATAATGAAATAAACGACGATGTGCGCTTGGAAAATATTTCGGGTAGATATAACAAGGAATCTATTTTAAACCTATTAGAAAATATCATAGATCAACTTGAACAAGAGTGACACACAAGAGCCCAAGCATTGCTTGGGCTCTTTTCATAGGAGAGAGTCATGAGCTATTTTTCCAGCGAACAATACGGCAAGGTAGTTGCCGTCGAGCGACTAAATAACAGCACCAACGGCAACCCTAGGTACGAGATCACTCTTGATTGGGGTGTGAAGTGTCGAACCGCTTCTGACGAGGGTTGGGTGTATGGCCTGAACTGGGACAACCTGATCGGCAAAAACGTGAAGGTGCTGACCCGTCGGCCTAGAAAAAATTTAATCATCAGTAGTCTTGAGGTGGCGGCGTAAGCCGCCCATCTCAAAAACATCGGGTCGCAGGGTCGCAAGGTTTGACTACACTAGTTTTTGTGATATAATATATTTGGTTTTATTTGGGAGGACTAAACCATGAAATCTAAAATACTTTCACACCCATCAAAAATGCCTTGTCCAGCCATATCGTTGGACGCTCGAGCATGCAAAACGGGATCAAAACTCGTAGAGATCGAGGGCACAGTATGCCACGATTGCTATGCGCTCAAAGGTTTCTATCGCATGCCCAATACCAGAAACGCCATGCAAAGACGCATGGATTTTATGACCAGTTTGGAATTCGTACCAAAGATGGTTCAAGAACTACGCCAATTTTGCACCAATGGATACTTTCGTTGGTTCGATTCTGGCGACGTGCAAAGCGTACAAATGGCAACCAATATCTTGGAAGTTTGCCGACAGACTCCAGAGATTAAACATTGGATACCATCCAAGGAGCCGGCTATCTGGAAGGATGCACTCGCGCAAACGGAACAGCCAGACAATGCCATTGTCCGCATGAGCGCGACCAAGATTGATTCGGCTGCTTCCAACAAATGGGCGCACACGTCCACTGTTCACAAGGATCAATCCCCATTTGGCCAAGCTTGTCCTGCCAGTTCACAAGGCAACAAGTGTCTTGATTGTCGAAGCTGTTGGGATACGAACGTGGCGAATGTTTCCTACAGCTTTCACTAATCCAACCACGGGAGCCCAGGCTCCCGCCCAGGGGCTCTGCTGCGACGATCATATACAAGGACGCAGGGTCGCAGGACTTGACACGCAGGGTCGCAGGGTCGCAGAATTACCACCAGTTTCTTAGTCCTCCAATCTAAGAACCAACCCCTCTTCGGAGGGGTTTTTTATTGGGCGAAAGATTCATGAGACAGGGCGCAGGGTCGCAGGGTTTGGTCAGCTTGATCGCGGATCGCCTGGAACACGGACTCAATATCCTCGAGCCTAGAACCCTCCGTATGGAACACCCCCTCAGAGGCCAAGGTTCTCGCTTCACGGCTCTCAAATAAATATAGGCTACCCGTCCCTTGGTGCTTGGCTAAGATGAAAGAGAGACCTCCTGCGTGGCTATGTGAGGTATGCCAAGCGATTTGCTGTGGACTCAAATTCACTTTATTACTTTTGATTACCTTCAGTTCTATCCAAAACGATATTGATTCCCAAACGATATAAAGATCAGGCATCCCCGCTGAGACTCTGTTCTCTAGTCTCCAAGCGTAGCAGTTCCTTGGTAGTTTCTTGCGAATTGCTGTCCAAAAATTCGCTTCCGGTCCTCGTGACATCTTTGAACTCTCCTTCAATGAACGCATGCGGGTATCGTTTTTGAAGATCAGCCAACCGTCCCATGATTTCCTCTCTTGTCATGTCGTCTATCCGGTTGACTGTTTCTCTTCTATCAATTGTCAGTCCACCCAACGCGGATCGAATCTTTTCTGCATTGATTGCCGCAGAATATTGACCAACATCCTCCGCACCTTTTGACAACTCAGATAGTCGTTTCATCTGACCAATCAAAGTCACTCCGTACTGGCGTTCTCTTTCCTCCCTCAGTTCTTTTATGTGTTCTACTACGTGAGGGTAGTCTTTCCCGTTCAGTAAAACAGAAGCTGTTTTCGGAGCCACATTCACAGAAAACCCTGCCTTTCTTGCACACTCAGCATTTGAATAGATGCCTTCGACAATCAATTTACAAAACTCTCTTTGACGGTTAGTCAGCTTGCGCTCTGTCGTAACACTCTTCGACATAACTTTCCTTATAAGGGGTTACCAATCATTTAATGATACAAACCTGATGAATTTCGGTCAAAAAACCAACCGTTTTGCTGTCTAACTTTTGACCAGTGATTTTGAAACCACGGTTATTGAGCCAAGAAACGTTACGGATGTTACGAAAATCAATCAAAACGTTACGAGTTAATTTTTTTTTTTTCCAGGATTTTCAGTTACTTATTTTAATCCGTAACGTCCGTAACGCTCGTAACGCCTCATTTCAAAAAAAAAAAATAATTTTTTCTCCATTTCGCTGACAGACCTTTTATACAAATGTTACGAGTGCCGTGATCCTAGTACACAAAAACACTTGATATGTTTTTTGGACTAGTGTAATGTCACTACTTCATTAATCATTTGGAGGACGAGTAATGGTAAACCAAACCCAAGAGCCTAGGTACAGAGTTGAAGTGTCTGTCTGTGTCTCATCAGGGGAGCCATCAAGAGAACTGAACTGGCCGGTTGACACGTTAGGTGAAGCCAAAGCTTTTATCGAAGGCTACAAGATGGCTCAAACATCCCACCTTGCATACTCATTCAAGGTCATAGAAATCAGGGACGTTGTCGCTGTTGTTTCCGTTCATACTAAATATAAGAGCGGTGTTAAGTGTGAGTATGACCGTGATGTCTGTTCACACACATCAGAAAAAGAGGCCGCTCAACACTTGGAATATCTCAAGTCACAAGATGGGTTATTCAACGATGACCTTGACGATTATGATTGGCATTACGTAACCATAAAAACGGAGCATGAGGTTAGTTATGACTAAGCATCAGAAAAATCTTTTGAAGTCCATGAAAGTTCTTTGGCTAAAAATCGAGGCTGACACAGAGAACGCGTCACAACTTGAAGAGCAGGAAGAGGACTTGTTGTATCAGTTTTTAAACACCTTACCGGACAACGGTAAAAGCGTTGATCTCCAATCAATTGCTGATCTTGTGAATTCAACAGAGGTGAACGATGACTAAGCAAATGAAAGCGATCCGCACTGAATATATTAATCATGTGGATTATCGACATGAGTTGGAAAAGTCGTATGAAATTTACTATGAAGCGGATGAAGAGACCGGAGCCGTTCTCAACATCACTGAGATCATTGAACTGCCACGTCAGACATTTGACGAAGTCAGGTATGACTCATTGCTTTGGCAACACCTTGTCAAGAAGTTCCAACCAGACGGTACGGAACAAGAACAGGAGGACGAACTGTGATTTACGCTAGAGAGTATTGGTTTAGCCCGCGGCTACATGAAAGCATTACCTCGCATGTCAGAGAGCGAACATTAACGGATGACATGCGGGACGATGAAGCTTTATCCATCATTGAAAAGTTGAAGGAAAAGTCAAACGAGGAATTAGGTGTAATGGTGCGTGATTGGTTGGAGCATCCAGACGTTCAGAACTACCCACGCGATTTTATTGAGTGGTCAAACGAGTTCACCATCGAATGAACTTCTTTGACACAGCCACGTACTACCTAATCATGTCTGTGGTCGGGTGGTCACTGGTCATTGCACAGATCACGTTTGTGATTTGGTTCTATAAAAATTGGAGGAAAAAATGAAAATGAAATTACTAGAAATCATGGTTCCTATTCAGGATGCATATCAGGAGTTTTTAACTCAACGTGGTCTCCCGCAAAAGTGTGCCTACGAATTAATATCTGAAGATTTTTACGATGACTACGAACGGTTGGTCATCACTAAATTTATCGAATTGTTTGAAGCGATTGATTCAGAGAAGAAGTGATGAGATACGCGACAGTCTGTTCGGGCGTTGAAGCCTGTTCCGTGGCGTGGGAGTCGTTGGGTTGGCAACCAGTTTTCTTTTCTGAGATTGAGGACTTCCCATCGGAGGTTCTCAGCACACATTATCCAAACGTCCCCAACCACGGGGACATGACAAATTTTGAAGAGTGGGGTTATGAAAGAGGTTCAATTGACGTTATTTGCGGAGGCACACCATGCCAATCATTTTCAGTTGCAGGACTCAGAAGAGGACTCAGCGACGACAGAGGCAATCTTGCGCTCACGTTTTGCAGAATGGTTGATCAGTTGCGACCCAAATACTTCATCTGGGAAAACGTTGCCGGTTGTCTGTCATCCAATGGAGGACGGGACTTTGGTTCCATCACAGGGGCGATGGCAGAATTCGGGTATTCATTCGGATGGCGTGTGCTTGACGCACAATACTTTGGAGTCCCCCAAAGACGCAGAAGAGTCTTTCTTGTTGGATGTGCTTCAGGACAGCCAGAGCATATCCGACAAATATTGTTTGAGCCAGAAAGCGGCAGAAGGAATTTTGCGGAGAGCCAAAAGACGGGGCAAGACTTTGCCCGAAACACTAGAGACGGCACTGAGGTCTTTGATTTCCAACGAATTGGTCAGTACGGAACCAAGGGCGTAGGATCGACTTGCATGGCGCGGGACTACAAGGACTCAAAAGACTTGGTCGTTTACGAATACTACGGTCACGATTCCAGAGTCAAAGAACTAGATCAAACATGTCAGACCGTCACATCGAGATGGGGGACGGGTGGCAACAATGTGCCATTGGTCTCGTTCAGTTCAAACATGTCTGAGCCTGACGTGCTTGAGAATGTAGCACCGACGGTCAAGGTTGGCGGCAGTGGGTGCAGTAATCCTCCTGCTGTTGCAACAGAAAAACTGGTGCGTCGATTGACACCGATTGAAGTCGAACGGTTACAGGGTTTTCCAGACGACTACACAAATATTCCGTGGCGCGGTAAGACCGCACCGGATAGCCGTCGTTATAAGGCGATGGGAAATAGCATGGCTGTTCCTGTCATGCGTTGGTTAGGTCAGCGTATCGCTGACATTGAGGAGGGTAACAATGAGTGAGCAGTATAACGTTATGTTTGATTTAGGGTTCAGCATCGTGGCGAACGATGAGCGTGGCGAGACGCTACGACCATCTGAGATTCGTTTTGCAATTATTGAACGTGCAATGAGCCTAGCTGACGACGAGATACAGGAGGCCGTTGGCTTCTGTGATTCTTATATTCTTGAGGAGAGTAACAATGAGTGAAGATTGGATTAAAACGTATAACGAAAATGCTGAGAAGCATAACAAGCGGGTGAAGTCGATTCGTGAGAATCGGCTGCCGAAGAGTTGTGTGGAGGCTCTTGATGAAGCGATTCGTGCAATGGACAGTCTGCACCTTTCACTTTGTGAGAGTGTCTACAACAGTCACAACTGCATCACCATGAACGACATGATCGAATTGGGCAATGCAATCAACCAGTTGAAGGCTGAGTTCCAAGAGCGGGAGTTGAAATGACAAAAGTTTACTGTGTCCATGATCCGATCGATCAGTACAAGGGTTACTTTTCCAAGCTGAAATCGGCTTATGGATACAGAAACTTACAGCCTAATATCAGAACGGTAGAGGTACTTGAGTACCTCTACAAACACGAAGTAGCAGATTTGCTACAACAAGCCTATGAAAGAGGAAGGGAAGATGAGCGAAAAAAATAATGATGAATTTTTATGGCATCTCAGTATGTTGTCCGCAATCGCGGGTCCTATTGAAGCGGTTCTCGAAGGTGACACGGGCGTAGCCTGGGCAGTCGAAGAGGGTGGCGAATGGTGGATGCGGTTATTTAGAAAGGAACAACAGTTTTTAATCCATATGGATGATAGTCACGGGGATCGTTTAAAGATGATGACGATTGCGGGATACGCACGACACTGCGCGGACAACATGCAGTACACCATTGGAAGCTGGGATGAGTTTCTGGAATACGCAGAGCAACACGCAGAAGGACTGTCGGATGAGCTTGACCAGATGGCAAACAAGGTGAAGCACTAATGAAACTTACCACAATGAAAGCTTGGGTTGAGCGCAATAACTTTGTGCCTAAGTTTATTGAAGCAGGTGGCATGGATGGTGAATATTTTTATCTTACTCCCTCTGTTGGTGACACAATCTCCAAATTTGTTGATAAGTCAGTATGGGTAAACGGAGAGGAACTATTACAGTATGTATCAATAAAAGATTTAAAACTTCCATACGACAATTTTACAATAGAAAGAACAAGACAACGTGAGGAACTTGACAAAAACGTGGTTTCTTCTCGGGGTCGAGCGCATGCTGAAAGTATCGCTTATCAGATTAAAAGACATACATATCCCCTCGACTACCTTGAGGTTATGGTTTGTCACAAACTGGTTAGTTGGAAAATTGAGCCTTATGTCTTTACGAAAGGTTTTGTCTTTATCATTGGAGACATAGAAACAGCAGAAAATCATAAATTTCTTTGGTTAGGCGATAAGCAATGGAACTTTGCGCATACTGATGTGGTAGAGGCGGGAGAGATTGAGGGGTTTGAGCCAGTTTTTGGGGTTGCAGTCAAATGTTGGGATGAGAAAAATCCTCACTTTTTTGGACCAAACAGTTTGGACTTTGAAAACGATGCTTTTTGGAACGAGGAAATGATTGAGACTCAATTCGCTAACGGCACTTCTGACGCTATTCAAGGAATTTTAATGGCTCAAGCCCTGAGTTTTGTTAAGACAGGTATTAAACACACCAAGTCGCAATGCTCAATCGTTCCAATAAAACGCCAAGCCAAGAAAAAAATATCTGGATCAAAGAAGCACTTCTTCACCACGATATCTTTAGATGCTGTAGAAACAATCAAAGAAAATAGGTTGATTAAACGTGAAGGTGTGAATGCACACACTGTTAGGGGGCATTTTAAACAACGTAAGAATGGACTCTTTTGGTGGAACCCATTTGTCAGGGGCAGCGGTGAGGTTAAAGAGCGAGATGCTTACGCAGTCAAAGAGTAAGGAGAGGGAACTATGAGCAAGATGAGTGATTGGGTACTTGAGATTGAGATGGACAAGGTTCATCTGACGAGGGAGCAGTTCGCTGCCAAACACGGACACATGTTTGTGTATATTTACGATGAACAACTTGGTGTTGTGCCACAACCTTGTGTAGAATACTCAGAAGAAACTAAAGGAGAAAATTAATGCCTAAGAAAGCACAGAAACCTGCGTTTGATAGGACGCAATTTACAACTATTTCCATACCGAACGACATATATCTTAAACTAAAGGAACTGGCTGACGCAGAGGATCGTAAGATCAGCCGCCAGGTAACTAGGTATATACTCAAGGCGTATGAAGAAAGAAGCACAACCACCGCATGAGCCAGATCATAATCGATCTGGCAAAGAAAGCAGGGATAGTCTACCTTCCTCAGATGGAAGAAATCGGAGGGAGGGGCTTCTTTGCAAACATGGAAGAATTAACTCAGTTTGCGAAACTTGTCGGAGAGATCTCCAGAAAGCACGAGCGGAACAAGTTAAGAGGCTCAACTGGATGAATCAATTGTGGGAGGGCGAGGATTAGCCCAAGAACACATACCTTTCTTTTCTCTGAAGTCTGTCACCTTGATCTGACGACGTTTGCTATCTCTTTTACTACCAATTAAGTCAAGCAGCAGAGCCTTGCACACTTGTTGATTAAGACCTGTAATCTTTTCCATGCCAACAAGTGTGCTATCCAGAGGGGCTCGACCTACAGAATAGTTATAAGCCAGTTCTAATACTTGCTTGGTGTTATTTTCAGCCACTGTCGAGCTTCCTCTTTCAGGACTTTCGCGCCAAGGTCTATCTTGTTACGAAGAGCCTTGACGATAGTTTCATCAATCGTGTCATTCGTGATCAGGTCAATGTAGGTTACAGGATTCTTTTGCCCGATACGATGACAGCGATCCTCCGATTGGATCCGTGTTTCCAGGTTGAAGTCATTCGCATAGTAGATCACGGTGTTCGCTTCGGTCAGCGTCAAACCATATCCTGCTGTCTGTGGGTTACCAATGAAGAACCGTAATCTCGAATCGGGGTCTTGGAACTCAGTCACAATGTCCTGACGCTCAGAGTCGGGGGTGCTACCATAATAACAGGCCACTTGATTAGGAAACTTTTTCGATAAACTTTCCTGTAATTGTTGAATGTCGTTCCTGAACCGTGACCAGATCAGCACCTTACCTTCAGTCTCATCAATGATATCCAGCACAGCTTGGATACGTTTAGTATCCACCTGAACCAAGTCACCGTTGTCTGTGGTCAGGTGTCCTGACAGCACCTGCTGTAGCCGAAGCATCTGTGTCATTATGTTTTGAGTCGTGATCAGTTCTCCGTTGTCCAACATGGTCAGAGCCTCGTGTCTGATTTCGTTGTACATTTTGAGTTGCTGTTCGGTCATTGACACGTAGCGCATGGTGTAGGATTTTTCAGGTAGATCAAGACAATCCTTTTTCAACACTCTGAAACTAAACTGGTTAACCTTGTACGACAGTTCCTCGAGATTTCGGAAGCCGACAATCTCTTGAAAGGTATGCGACCCCATACTACGACGGTGTAAAATTGCAAAGTGGTTTTGATAAGCATAGAAACTGTCAAAGCCAAGAAGACTTGGAGCGAGGAACTCTGCTTGTGAATACAAGTCCATAGGTGAGCGGGTAACGGGCGATCCGGTCAATGCTCTCCGATACTTGAACTCATGTGCAATCTTCAACAGTGCCTTGGTTCGTTTGGCCTGGTGGTTTTTGATCGTGGTGCTTTCGTCAATCACAATCATACCTTTGCTACCAAACCGTTGAGCCAACCACTTACCTGCTGCTTGACCTTTGGCAGTGGAGAACGCTTCAACATTCATGACGAAGATTGTGAGCCCGTCAAAGTCATCTTTGACTGATTGCATTTCTTCTTTTTGCTTTTTGTTTGCACCGGCAACCCAACGAATTGTTCGATACGGGATGTCTTCAGGTAGATGTTCGGGTATTTCTTTTGTCACCCAGTTGCGGTACACACCCTTGGGTGCGATGATCAATGCAAAGTTGCACTTGTCTTCAACAGCCAACGTTCCAAGGTTATCGAGCAGTGTTTTACTTTTGCCCGTACCCATTTCCATAAAGAAGGCAAACGCGGTACGATCACCTGCCATTTCCATTGCATCTTTTTGATGCTTGTATGGCTTGGTCTTGAAGATATATTTTCTTTTTTTCTTGACAGACATTTTTCCTCCAGCTACTGTCTACTGTGTCAAATACATTAACATATGTTTTGATACATGCAAACTCATAACCGAAACCTGAAGAGGAGAAACTGTAATGGATGAGTTTTTTGAAGAAATGATTGAGGCCTCTGAGAGTCTCAAAGATGTCGATACTGAAAAGGTGAAAGAGCTGCACAATTTGGTTCGACAGTTTGAGGACATTCAGTCACAAGTCGATATAGCAGAGGGACATATCAAAGCATTAAAACAGGAACGGCTGCGACTTTCGCAAGACATGATTCCTGCTTTGATGGATTCGATTGGTTTTAAAAGTTTCGTTTTAAAGGACGGCATATCAGTCGAAATCGAACCTTTTGTCTCTGCATCTATTCCGGTAGAAAACCGCCCGAAAGCTTATCAATGGTTACGCGATGTGAACTGTGAGTCGATCATCAAGAACGACGTGACAGTCTCGTTCGGCAAACATGGAGATGCTAAGGCGAATGATCTTATGCGCGAGTTGGATGAGAGGGGACTTCACCCTGAATCCAAAACGCATATACATAGCGGTACTCTCAAGTCGTTCATTAAAAGCTGGGTAGCAGAGAACAGGAAACCACCTATTGACCTTGAACTGTTCGGGGCATACGTGGGTAAGACAACTAAAATCAAGAGGAAATCATAATGAGCAAACAAGTAGCAGAAGCAAAAGACAATCTGCCATCAACAGATGTCATGAGTATGTTTGAGGAACACGAGGGTGAGGGTCTTGACTACGACACCTCAGAATTACAAATCCCTTTTATCAGAATCGCTCAAGCGACCAGTGATCAAGTGAAAAAGAAATCTCCAAAATACATTGAAGGTCTTTCAGTAGGTGACATCTACAACACTGTGACCGGAAAATACTACGACGGGGAGAAAGGGGTAATTCTAATTCCTTGTTATCAAGAGACCGTGAATCTTAAATTTATCCCGCGTAGCGAGGGTGGTGGATTCCTTGGAATACTGTCACCAGACGATCCTGAAATTTCAAAAGCTAAAAGAACAGGTTCACTAGAACTCTTGCCTGATGGCAATGAGCTCATAAGGTCTGATCAACACTACTGTTTGGTCATTGGCGAGGACGGTGTGCCGAACTTCGGTATCGTTGATATGAAAAAAACTTCACTGACAATGTCGCGCAAGTGGAAGTCGATGCTCAGTATGTTGACTATCGAGATCAAAGGAGTGATGAAACGACCACCAATTTTTCTCACAAAGTGGAAACTCTCTGTTGTTGAAGACAAAAACGACAAAGGCGATTGGTGCAACCATCTGATCACAAGCGCAGGTTATTTGATAGACCCTGATGGCAAGAGTTCTGAGGAGGACAAGGAGTTAGCTAACATGGCTTTAAATTTCCGTAAGTCTGTAGTGTCGGGCGAGGCGAAAGCTGTCGCTGAAGACGTAGTAACAGAGATAGAGTCAGAGGAGCCTGAGCAACACTCAGCGTTTTAAATATTAGGACACGGACAGAAAGCTACCTTTCTTTTCGTGTCCTATCTTCTACGGAAATTTTTTATGTCGGATATCGAACAGTTTCTATCCCTGTTCCAAGGATCGAACACGGGGTACGGCAAAACAATAATAGGAAACAAAAGACGCAACGGAAAACAAGAAGCCAAATGCCAAACGATTCGAGAGTCCTTAACTGTTGAAGTGATGACAGAGCATCTAGAGGGAAAGACCAGTGTTGGTGCAATCCCAATAGATGAAAACAACAACTGTAAGTTTGGCGCGATAGATGTTGATGACTATCCAATTGACCACGGTGAACTGGTTAGGAAGGTAAAAAAGTTTAAGTTGCCGTTGGCCGTGTGCCGATCTAAATCAGGCGGGGCTCACCTATACATGTTCTTTGTTGAGTGGTTTCCCGCTTCTGAGATACGTGAGTATCTAACGGAAATTGCTGCGTTACTTGGACACTCTGGATGTGAGGTCTTTCCTAAACAGGACAAGATTCTTTCGGATCGTGGTGATCTGGGTAACTTCATCAA